CCTGCTCCACCTGCAAACCCCTCTATCTCTTCAGCTAATACCCATTCGCTATCGTTTTCAGCTTTTGAGTAATAAGCAGATAATGTACCTACATTATTGACCATCGGGATATATGACCGCCTTAGATTAACTGTCTGTGCTAATCCTGCACCCTCAAACATCGGGCTATCAATATAACTAACTATCGCTGTACCGCTATCACTATTAGCTGTTGACCGTTTCTTAATGAACCCTGAATAATCGCCATAGTACAGTATCTCGGTATTACTGGCTGTAACCCTGCTCCTATGTATTGAAGCCATATTAATACCTATCCACTTAACACAGGGGATATGTACCCTGCCCTGCTCATCGCTATATAGTTGTCGATAGTAATATACAAGCGTTACGGTGTTAGAAGTAGCTGAACCTACACTAAAGGATACTAAGTATTCGCTATTGGTTTTATATACTTCGCTCGCCATATATTCAGATCGTGTCTTGTTACGAGTACCCCAGATAGTGTCCTGATAATCTGACACTTTAGCTACACGGTTGCCATCGCACATATATAGCCCATCTTCCCCGGCAAATAAATGAAAGTCACCTACATCCTGTATCGTTCTTTGTGCTACACAGCCATAGTTTAGGTCTATAGGTACTACCTGGAAAGTGTCTGTACTAAAGCCTAACAGTTTATATACTGACCGTTCTTTGTATATTATCAAGTCGTTCTTTAATACCTTAATGCCTGTTATTTTCTGACCGTCGTTTTGTGATACGTTGATGTCTGATGTCCCATCGCCTGACCATGTGTTGAAGTCCCCTGTTGCGCTACTACTAATAAGCGATAATTGCCCGTCAATTCCTGCTGTCCATAGCTTTTCTAAATGTGTTTCTAAATACTTGCCTGATGGGCTGGCTGTTATTATCCCTGATGCTGAACCGTCGTAAGTACGCATAGCTGTTACACCTTGAGCAAATATCATTGTATCAAGTAGTTGTGTTGCGTAAAGTGGCTCGCCTGTACTAAACCCCTCTAATACCGACGCTGTTAAGTTTGTCATATCCCGGACCTTACCGTCATCAGTAAATACAAAATCATAACTTGTACCGTTTGATAAATCTAAGGTTTCCATACCTAAAACTGTTGCTGTTGCTGTGATTATTGTAGAGTTCTCGTTTTCAGATCCGTCCCGCTTTGTTATGCTCTTTTCGACTATCTCTACATTGTACATCATAGTAGCCATATCATCAGTTACTAAATGCTGTGGGCTGGTATCATCCATGCCTCTAAGCGGATACCAGGTTGTCGCTTGTAATGTAGTGACCATTATCTTGACCTGCCTCTTTTATACCCCGCTGACATATCTTGACCCCTTGCGTTATCGCCTATGATCTCCTGTAGTTTAGCCTCATATTGTGCTTTCCACTGTGTACCATCTGCCTCATCTTCAAACCTTAACCCCCAGCCCATCCATGCAGCGTCTACAATATCGCTTTCCTCTACAAATAGCGGGCTCTCGTCGTAGTCCTCGATTAGCCACGGGTGTTTTGTTTGATAATAAATAGTAGGAGTTGCACCCCCTAAGCCGTAAAAGGTTACTGTACTGCCGGTTAGTGTATAGACCTTATCTGTCGTATCGCCTGTGCCATATTTTAGTATCCTATCTCTGGTTGACATTGGTATAACATCGCCTGATGCTTCTACTTTAATTATCTTTTTAAAGTTATTGGCGATACTTGTTTCTCCGGGTAGGATTGTAGCTACTTCTACACCACCTACATATACTGTTACGTTACCGATAGTTTCAGCTAACTCTATCCTATCAATTACACTAAAGCTGTCTGACCCTGTGGCTGTAGCTGTCCCCAGTAATGCCACGTTCTCGGTCTGGTAGGGTCTTGTAGTTGTTGATAGTGAATAGCCATAGATTGTGGCTGTGATTGAAGTATCTGCGCCCTCATCAGATATAAAACTAACAACACCTGCTGATTTGATATTATCTATTCGTTTAAAGTCGTAGCTACTGGCTGTGGTTGATACGCTTTCCTGTAGTTCCGGGAAATTATACATATTAGCCAGATCACGGTATGTCCAGTTTATCCACTTTTTACAACGGGTTAAGTTATCGCTTTCTGTGTCGTTTAGTTGCTCTGCTAAATCATAATATTGGTCGAAGTATGCCATAAGTAAGCCTCCTACTTATAGCCTTTTTGTTTAACTATATTTATTGGTGTGTTCGTACCAGTTAAAACAAAAATCAACATAGCCTGCTGTGTTAGCTATAGCCCTAAAGCAATATATAGTGTTTTGCTTTAATACTATCTCGTTATCCCTAATATCATTGCCTGCGGTTTTCCCAGTCCCGATTATCCCGGTCTCTAATAGTGTGGCAGTTGTTACGTTTGTGTCTGCATTAGCTGTCGCTAAATCGCCCTGTACCTCGTACTTTATAGCTAAACCTGATGTGTTAGTGTGGTTGCGGTTGTTGTTTACAGGGGTTAATGTGTTGGCTAATGGGTTAGTAACAACGGCGTCCTCGTACACATGCCAAGCTGTCTCAGTTTCAGGGTCTATGTTCCACGTTAAATGCGCCCATGATGTTGTGTCTGGTGTCTGTAATGTAATATCTAAGACTTCGTTAATAGCTAAATCCTGGACGTTACAAACAAAGTAATGACTACCCGAGTGTATTTCATGGTGTTCGTAAGTTATTACCTGTTGGGTGTTTGTTGTCCTGTCGATATCAGCCTGAATTGTGTGTAGGTTTGCTGTCGATGCGTAGCCTATTCCCATTGCTCTACCTCTGGTTTACTTTCCATTGAGTTTAGCTTTTCAAGTATTGCTACAAGTATCTCTTCGGTTGTATCAAGTACCCTTATCTTAGGTTTGTTTCCTGTGGTTAGTAGCATATCTAAACTTTCATTATAAAGTTCGTTGTCATTAATGCGAGTGTTGCCAAGTAGTCCAGCCATAAGTAAGCCTCCTATTAATAGCCTTTTTGTTTATTGCATAAAACACAAACTATAGGTATAATTAGTAATATAAGTTGCGGTTTTGGGTAACTTATAAGCAAGGAGGGCAAAGATGAAAAAGTTAAAAAAAATTAAGCTTGCCGGGTGCAGGGCTGCTAAGGTACTATTTGGTGTAGTTAGTTTTTTTGTTTTGGCACAACTAATGCTATATTTTTATATCATTACTAAGCCAGCTATAGCCTATATGTGGAATATGCTCTATTATTTTGAAGCTATTACCTTTGAAATATTAGACCCGCTACTTATTTTTAAGGGCACTGGGATTATTTTAACTCTTGTCTCTATGGTTTTAATAACTATTGCGTGGGGGCTGTTGTGGTTTCCAGTTTTATGTTATTGGGTTAAAGTTTCTGGGCTTAAAAAATGGCATGAGAGCCTCCCAGAACCTAAGCCTTATGATGAGGACGGTATGCCTATTGGATATGATGGCTACTCGCTTGGCAGATTTAACGATTAAGGAGGGCAAAAATGAAAAGAATAATATTGATAGGTTTAATGGTGCTATTATCAGGGTGTGGCACTACCATACAGGGTGTAGTAGAACCTACATTACATGACATCAAAGAAGCTCAGGATTATTATAGAGAAACATTAGAGGAAGCTGTTGACGAGGCTCACGATCAGTTAGTGTCAACTAATGAGCAGTTAAGCTAACTTAGCTTTTAGTGCGTCCCGTTTCTTAATATCAAGCATTGTCTTATAGGCGTTATACCATTCGATACTTCTATCGGTCGAGTATTTATCCTTAACACGTTTAACCGCTTTATCAGCTAATGTCTGTCTAAGCTCTTTACTATCTATCAGCTCTTTAAGGTTATTATACCAGCTATCGTGTGTGTTCTTAGCTAATAGTCCTGTTTTACCGTGTTTAATTACCTGCTTATAGGGCGTAACATCACTTGCTACACTTGGTATCCCTAAAGCTGAGTACTCAAGCCACTTTAAAGCTGATTTACCCTTGTCAAACTCTGATCCCTCTAATGGTATCAATCCTATATCTGCTTTAACATCTCTCATGTGCATAGGGTATGTCCTTATATCGCCATGCCACGGGATCACTTCTAAGTCTTTTATCTTATTGGTCTTACCTCTGAATAACTGTCCGGCAATAACAAGTGTAAAGTCGTACTCTTCTTGTAGCTGTAACAGCGCACTTTCAGCCTGTGAGAAGTCCCGATAGTGGCTTGAACCACCAGCCCATAGTATCCGTAGTTTACCTGTATCATTAGGCTTTTGGGGCTTCCATAAGTCAAAATCTATAAGGTTAGGTAGTATTGCTATTGCGTCTTCTCTGCCTGAGTGGCTTTTAAGCTTCTTTGCTAACTCCTTAGTAGTACAGGTTGCCAGATCAGCCTGATATATTGTATCCGCTGCCGCCTGCATACGGTCTATGTTCTCGTCAAGGTTAAAGCCCTTGATACCATCTTTCCATAGATACGCCTCTAATTTACCGTCTGATAGTTCTATTAGGTCTAAATCCTGGTCCTTACAGGCTTGTTTATACGCCTCGTAAAGCTGGTCATCTTTCTTGTCGATAGTTAACTTTACCTCTTTAGTGCCTAATGTGATATACTTTTCGTTATATGGGCTTATCTCAAAGATGTTATCGTCCCATTCAACAACTACCATTTTCTCAGGAAAGTATTGCTGTATCTGTTTAACAAGTGCATAGGCTTTCCAGTCTGTCCTTGCCTGCATTACAATTACATCTGCCCACTTCATCTTGTTCTCTATAGGTGTTTTATCTACCCTGCTATCAAGGTAGTCTACATCAAGTAGCCCTAACCGCTTACAGTGGTTTAATGGTTGTGATAGTCTATAAAAAGGAATTGCACCCGCCAAACCTTGACTTAATACTAATACATTCATGCTATACTGTCCGATCCCCTGAATATAGGGTTAGCATTTATCCAGCGTTTATAGTTACGCCAATTATCCCTACGCCAATAGTCTGGGTCTTTGCTCTCTGTTATCTTGTCAAACCACACCTTATTAGGTACTGAACCGTGATATTTAAACTTCTTATCCTTTGACCAGCCTTTAGTGTGTAGCATATTGTTTTTTTTGTCTTTAGCCTCGTTATAGACCTTATCGATATATTCCCTATCAAGTACTAACTTCTTTTTTCTATAATAGATAGCGTTGGGATCGTTGGGATTGTTTAAGAATTCCACATCACCTAATGTATAGGTATCTTCTGTCATTTTGCACCTCCGTTACTTGCACCTTAAAGTTAAGTAGGGGACGGGCAGGTGCAACCCGCCCCCAAATAGTTTAGCCTAAACTAAACTAAGTAGCTGATACTAAGTTGGTTATCTTACCGCCTGATTGCTCGTTAAGAGCCTCAAGGGTCAATTCACCAACTATCATAGCACGCTTACTGTCGCCGACTTTTGCAAGGTCTTGCATCTTAGGTGCGTCTAAGATAGCTACTCCCCACATATTCTTGTCGACAACAAGCAGTGTGCCTTTGGTCATCCATCTATCGAGGATGATCTCTTGCATACCGAAGTCACTTTCGTATACGTCGATATTAGCAACCAGTCGCTTATCGTCTGTGCTTACATTCCTATCACCAGGAGATGTAAAAGCAGAGATTTTACGCTTTTGGTAACCGTTAACGTATGCAGTTGTAGGACTTCCACCGTTCTCAAAGATTTTCTGCAACAGGTCGTTGTAGTGGTCTTCGGTCAAAGCGGTTACAGCTGATGCAGCTGAACCAGCAGTTACGATATTGGTAGTAGTAAAAGATACTGTACCTTTTAAGTTCCTACCGACGATAGCTGATGCAGCAGTACCGCCACCAGCATTACCAGTACCGTTAACAAGTGCATATTCAATATCTCTTGCTAACTCTTTCATCTTAAGCTCAGCCTGGTAAGCTACTTCACTGTTTCTACCTGCCTTTTTAACACTTTCGGTCGTTCTTGATACTTCCAAAGTCTTAGCGAAAATCTGGGTATAGTTATTAACCCTGACACTTGCTGTATCCTCTGAAAAGCTGGCTGTAAAGCCCTCAACCTGTGCATTGGTTGCGGCATCTGATAATGCCTGTGTTTGCCATTCATGCAAGGTATTGCTTGCACTGGTCTTTCTGAATTCTGAAAACATAGGCGTATCGGTAGGAGAGATTAAAGTTAACACATCGGTTAAATCCTCTCTGATACCAACACGGGTGTATGTGTTGTTTAATGTTGCCATTTTATTACTCCTATCTCATGTAGTCAGGGAGTATACTTTCTGCAACAGATAAAAAGTCCTTTTTCTTGTATGCCTTTTTGATAAACTCGGCATCACTTAGTTCGTTCTTACCTGCGCTTGTAGTAGAAACCCTGCTTTTAGGCATTACTGCCTTTTTCTTGTCTTGTGCTACTGCCTCTTTCATTAAGCCTTTATTCTTGACCGCTGCCTGTGCAAAAAGCGAGTCCAGTACATTGGTTTTACCCTGTATGATCTGCTTTTGATAAAATGCTTTCTCATCTGCACTAAATGTTTCGGATAACTTATCCATTGCTTCTTTGTAGTTATTAGCCTCTGGATTGTTTTGAAACCATTTATTAATGGTCGATAAGTACTTAGTGTTTGCAGTCTCTTCCTGCAAAGGCTGTAGCTGTTCTTTTAAAACCTTTGACACTTCGCTTAGTGTCTGGTTCTTGATGTACTCCGCAAATTCCTGCTGGGTATCAAACTCTGGCATTGTTTCCTGGACCTGTTCAACTGTTTCCTTTTTATTCTGCATAAGTTGACCTACGAGTGCTTTAAGCTCTGCCAACTCCTGTGCTGTCTGTGGTTGTTGTGTTTCCTGTAGCTTTGCCTCAAGTTCTTTTTTCTCAGAAACTAATTCACGGATACGCTTTTGTGCTCTTGACTCTTTTGGTTTAACGTCATCCTCGACGGGTTCACTATCTTCGATGTCATCATCTTCCTCTATATCATCTACATCTACCTCGATGTCATCTGGTACTTGCTCATCTATCTCTTGACTTTCTACCTGTGGCTTATTGCCGGATATTTCATCACTAAATAGATTTGATATTTCCCCGATAGCTGCTTCAACATTTTCGTTCACCATTTTAATACTCCTTTTACGTCGCTATGACGATTGTTGTTTTACGAGTTTTACCTCGACGCTAAAGTATTGTTCATATCCCTGATCTGTTCATACGCTTCAAGCCTGCCCTTTAACTCAGCAAGCCGTCCGCTATCCATATCATGAACATAATCTAATGCTTCCTTTGCAACACTATCTATTAAATTGTCAATGTACCTCTGGACACGTTGCCAGCTTTCCCTATTCTCAATGAGCCAGTTACCTAACTCAGCTCTATCTAAATCATTCATATTTGCACCTACTTACTATTAGCCTTTTTGTTTACACTTTTAGCCTTTTCAATGGCTTGTGTTCCAGGATCAATACCAGTTGCAGCCTGTATTTTCTTATCAACACTCTCATCATCTGCGTTCTCTATAATGTCCTCTTCAATGTCGTCTGGTAGTATTCCGGAGTTAACAAGGCTTGTCGGAGCTGTACGCTCTGTTAATATATCAGCGTCGTCTAATGCCTGGTTCAGGTCTATGTTGTAGCCATTCTGCTGTAATACCTGCGCTGCTGTTGTAGCAACCGCTGCACCATCTTTAGGGTTAAGTGATATTGATATACTTGCAGGCTTTGCAGGTGTGGGCTCTTGTGGAGGAGGCTGTACAATTATCTGGTCTATATCTTTTAAGCCCATCATCTCAGCTATCTGCATATCAAGTGCCATTGGATTGACCCACGGTTTACCTACTGACCTATCTGCAAACAGCATTGTCTTTTCTAATCTGTCCTGCATATCAAAGAAGTGCTCAACACCTTTGACGCTGAACCTGTAGCTACCGATTATCTGCTGTGGGTCTACCGGCATATCTATAGGTAGGTCGTTAAAGTACGGTTCTAATGTATCAAGTAGTTGTGCATTAAGTTTTAACCCCATTCTTAGCCATGACCGCCACATATCCTGCTCAAATCTAATAGCTATACGCTTAAACTTCTTGTCAGCCTGTGCGATAACTGTCTTTGTTGCGCGCCACGTCTGGTCTAAGTCGCTGTCATCACCTGTACCGTTAAGTAAGTTAGTAACACCCATGCCCCGATTGATACGCTGTTCTAATTCAAGTAGTGCTTGTATACCGCCTGTTATCTGGTTTAAGTCCATAGGTAATGGCTGTATATCTCCGGGTTGTTTAACAATAAGTTTCTTACCGGGATAAATACTTTCATCGCCTACTTTGTCTTTAATACCTGCCCGCTCTATCATTACAGGGTTAAGTACAAAAGCCCTTGCATCGTTGATCTGGTTCATTGTATCGTTGTAGTCATACCAAAGGTTTAGTACAGGCTCAACAGCTCCCATACCGTAAGCCTCGCCCTCTTTCTCTCTATATTTACATTGTAGGAAGGGTTTCTGTTTATGCCAGTATGGGTTCTCTCTTATCCCTAATACCTGGTCGTTAACTACTGTGATCAAGCAGGGTATCTCTTCACCTTTATCATATAGGTCAAAGTCTGCCCAGCCCTCGTATACTTCCCAGAGCCTTTTCATGCCCTCAACTGTATTATATTCGTTAAGTCCCTCTGATACTTGCTCTGCTATGCTCTTGTCCTCAATAGATGCTACAAAGGGCTTTTCTTTGATACGTTCTGCTATATCCTTTTCATAGACACCATCTTTTACGCCCTGGTCTATTGTTTGCCAGTCGATAAAGTATCTGTGTATCACTATCGGCTGATCCTGTACGTCCTCTACATATCTATCAATAAATATATCATTGATTGATTTGATAACGTCGTATCCCGGACCGATATATTGCAGCTGGTCTGTTTCTTTCTCAACTACATTCTGCTCGATAATAGGCTGTCCCATCTCATCAAAAACAGGGTTGCCGTCTTCATCAAGTACAGGTAGTTGCTCTATTGTCCGTGTCTTTACACTTTCAATATCCTCTATCCATGTTTCCTTTACAAAAGCTGTGCCGTATTTAGCCATGATACGCCATAGCATCTCTTTTTTGTGGTCTATGTCTTGTAGTTCAGCTTGTTTAGTTGCTAATACCTTATATACTTCTGCTTTTTGGCGTTGGTCTGGTGCAGTTTCTATATCTACTGCTTTGTCATTGAATATGGAAGCCTCTGCCCCTCTTGCTACTATTGCTTCTATGTTGTCGTGTATGATAGGTGTTGCATACTTGCTATCGCCTTTGTATGCGTGGTTATTCTGTTCGTATAATACCCGCCATGCCTGCTCAAACTCTTCCCATTTATCTTCTAATGATATTCGTTGCGATCTGTACTTTTCTTTACTTTCTTTAACAAAGTTAAGTGCTTTGCTTCTTGTTTCAGGTGTTATTTTAGCCATAGATAGTGCCTCCTATCTATAGCCTTTTTGTTTAAAATAAGGGGTAAGCCGATCGAAAAGCCTACCCCTCCTGTATGTATAGTTTACTTAGTTGAGTTACATCTCAGTCAATAGCTTATCGATCCTGCTTAGCTCTTTTTTAAGACTGTGCATAACACCCTCATATACTTTCTCTGCGTCAAGCTCAGTTGCCATTATCCCACAATCAATATTTATCAGTATATCCCCTTTTAAAATAGCCGAAACACCGTCAATATCCTTAATGACAATATTTGTGTTAAGCTTCTTGTTTATATTTTTGATAGCCTTATTTACTTCCCTTTTCTTAATCTTCATCTTACACCTCCTAATATATTATATAATAGACTTGTACGCTTGTACAGCTACCGCAAGTGCTATTACTCTATCATCATAACAACCCTCTGTTGCGTTCATGTGTCCGCTATCGTCGTATACAAAGGTACTAAGTTCACTTGCTAACTGCCCGTCATGCACCTCAAGTAACCTATCCCTGATAGACTGATACAGTTCACTTATCATTAATGGCTTAGTTTTCAAGTTAGTCTGCCAGCCTATCTTTTGTGTATAACTGTTAGCTATCTCATCAAAACCCTCACGGTAATAGATATTGTCGTATATGCCTTTAACTTTGTTTAGTGTCGCTAATCCGTGGTTATTAACTTCGCAGGCTATATGTGCGTTATTGTAATATCGTGCCATCTTAACTAATTCAGTACCAAACAGGTCAGGTGCTATATGACCATGCCAACAAGCTACTACCTTAAAGTCCTCTACGTCTACCACATAAGCACAGCTATAATCGCCTTTAGCTAACCCCTCGGCAACATCAGCACCTATAACATAGTGATGACCGTCCTCTCTCTCATGCCATAATCTTATCGGGCTTGTAGGGTTATCAATCACTTCAAAGACTATATCCTCATTGTATTTAACTCCTGCGCTATCAGCCTGTTCCTTTGTTATCTCTTTACCTGTTACAGGGTCAAGGATTATATCTATGTTAGTAGAGGTATATAAATCTACCCTACGTGGTTCTATTGCGTCTATTGATATATCAGGCATTACAACTCGCCTACTCATTACAAAGTCACAGTTATATTCTTGAGCAAAGCCATGCTCGCCTTTTTCTGCTATCTTATTAGCTTTCCACTCATCACTATTGTATTCAGGCAGTACGGTATAGGGTAGTGAGAAGTTAGCCCAGGGTATCTCTTTTTGCTCTGCCTTAGTGTATGTCTTATGAAACCAGTTGCCTACACCGTTGGGAGTGCTTTCTACTATTATCAGCCCGTTGCTTGGTACACATTCCAGTAGTCCTAACATAGCCTCTTCTGCATTATCCCAGAAAGCTACCTCTGAACATAACAGGTTATGTATAGTTTCACCACGTCCTGCGTCCTTTGTACTGCTGCTGATCGATAATCTACTATTGATACCTTCAAAGAAAAACTCAAAGCGTGTTTCATGTAAGCATTTAGGCTTAATGTTATCTGGCAATGTATCGTGCATTATACGTACTGTATCAAGTAGTACCTGAGCAATATCTTTCTTGTTAGCGATTATCTTTGAATTGACACCTTTGTTTGCTATTGTCAGCAAGTATAGGATTGCTACTGATAATGTGCTTGCTCCTATCTGTCTGCTTTTAAGGATTATATTCCGGCGTGCTAAGTTAGCTAATACTTCCTTTTGCCAGTTGAACAGTTGAAAAGGCTCAATACCGCCTTGTTTAGTTCGTATATTACACAGCTTAGGTATAACCTCAATAAGTTTATCACTTTTCATTGATCTCCCTGTTAAGGTAATCGTGCAGTGTATCACCTTTGATCGTATTCTCTACCTTTTGTGTGTAAAAGCCTAATAGCTTGCCTTGCTCTTTCAT